AAACATGTATCTTATCGCTTGTATTTTACATGTGGTGCAACATCTAGGGATTTAAATCACTTCATGCGTTTGGCTATTCAAGATGTGAGTAATACACGCTGGTGTATGTTCATGGGTGATGATGTTGGTGGAAAAGCTTGGAGAGAAACACAAAATGGGACAACCTTCAAAGTACTTGAGAAGTTATTAGAGAGCGATTTTAGTAAATTTGATAGAACACAATGTCATGAGTTATTTTCCATTTTAAGAGACTGGTTTACCAGAATTGGTCTCGCAGAATTTGCTACATTGTGGTGGAATATGTGCTTAACACCAGCTTCAAATTATCATAGAAAAACTGGTACTAAATTGCCTCTTTGGTACGGTATGGAAGGAAAATATACGGGTGAACCAACCACTTGTTTAACAAATTCCCTTTTTAATATGGCAGCAACTGTTGAGGCATTGACGTCTGAAAATGAGACTGACGTTATTAGAAAGTACAAAAAGTATGGTTTCATTGCAAAATATCGTGAAGTGGATAAATATATGACATTCCTAAAAGGAGTCTTCTTGAGAGATATAAAAGGAGACTTAGTTTGGGTGCGTTTACCATCATTTTTAGGAAAAGCATTTAAGATAATTACAAATTGGAAACAATTGAAATATCCAAGAACTTTCACAGATATACAAAAAATTGCCTACATGACATATGCTCAATGGCTTGGATATGGTAAGATGGATGTTAATTGGTTTTATTCAGAGTTGCATCATATTATAAAATACAGGTGTAAACGTATTTTGGATGATGATTTGACAGACGTAAAACCTGATTATTTGACTAAGTATCATATTATTCAAACTAATGACACTGAGATATCTGATGAAGAATGGGATATGTTTATGCTTCACAGATACCAAATAACACATGAAGAGCAGAAGATATTTTTGGAAGAAATAAGACAGGCTGCTGATAATGTTACCATGATATCACACGAAGGTGATTTTATGGAGAAACTAATTAGTGTAGATTATTAAAACAAAATCGACCTGGGCAAGTCATTAAACTACCCCCTGGATGGGATCCCTTTAACAGTGAAAACTGTTACTGCCCGTGGTAGGAAACCCAAGTTATCCGCTTGACAAGGGGAGAAGCATGTGGTCCATGCAACGAACCTAAACTATTTTATGGAAAAATCAAACAAAAATTCAAAATTAAATCAACAAGAGAGAGAAATGCTTGCAAAAGTGGAAAAACGTATTGTCAGAAGAGAAAAACGTGCTAGAAGAAGGAGAAATATTTCCAATGTATCCCAGAGAACGACTCAACCTTTAGCTAGGTCTAACACTACAAAAAATAAGACTCCCAAGTTTATGCCTATAAAAGGCGGTGTTAGAGTTCCTCATAGTGAATATGTTGGAAAGCTCTTGGGCACAGATGCAGCATTGTTGTATCATTTAAATCCTAACAATTATACGTTGTTTCCATGGTTATCTGGTGTAGCACAAAATTTTGAAAAGTTCAAAATTGTGTCTTTACAAATCAGGTATGAAAATGTTACCAATGCAACTACTAGTGGTCAATTCTGGTGTTATGCAGATTATGACCCTAATGATCATATTCCAACCAACTTGGACGCAGCGCTTAATATGTACAAAGTTACCACTATACCAGTTTACAGAAACGGTACGATGACTTTGACAACTGCGAAGTTCAATTCATTGAAAGACTATTTTGTTTTACCTACAAATTGGTCAATTGATGAAACTGATTTCAAGTGGTACTACCCAGCGAGTGTCGTGTTTGGCATTGACAACTCAGGAGTGACTGGCTTGAATGGAAGAGTGTTTATAGATTATGTAATTGATCTATATGTGCCTGATTTGATGAATAACATACCACCACCATTTGGGTCAATTAGTGCAGTAAATAATTGTGGAATAACATCTTCTGGTAATCCTTATATTACTGATCCCTCTGCTGTAACTGGAGGAGCATTGGGGTTACCAAAGAATGTTAATGTGCTGAGTAGTGGGTTGCAGTTTTTAACTGCAGCCAAGGGACTGTTAAATTTAGTGATGTGGTTTGCTAACACTGAAACTGGATTAAACAGTAATAGGTTGAATTTAATTGGATCAGATGGAGTATTACTTGGTGATCCTCTTGAATGGATAACAAAAGCTAATGATGGTACTAGTTTCTTTTGGCAAGCCAGCTATCCATTCTCTATCACGAATCCGCAAGGTGGCAATATCAGTTTCAATTCAAATCTAGGGACGTCAGGTATAAATGGCTCTCTACAGATGAATGTAACTGATTTACCAAGAAATGCTACCTTTTAATTATGCCGTCGACGTGGTGATCGTCACTTAAACCTCACAAATGGTGATTGAAAGATTGCCTCAGAGTCAACTGTTAAATCGCGTTTTAAATTGTCA